TTCACGTCAGCGAAGCCGATGACTTCAACGCATTGACTGCGCGGCCAGGTCCGCACAAATGCGCGATCACCTTTCTTGAACTTGCGGTTGCTCATCAATGGTTACCGGGAGGGTTGTTTTGACTGGCTCGGTTGTGATGTCAAGCCATTCAAGGTGATGCCAATATGGCAGCCAATCGAGTGCTGCTTTTTGCTTGGCCTCAATGAACGTATCAGCCCAAACGCATTCAAAAACGTTCAGCGGCAAGATCTGAAAATAGAACCGTTTCATGCGAATCCCATTGGGGTGCTTTTGCTGGGACGTGATCGATGATCACTGCTGCGAAGGCCGTTATCGGAATCAGTAGCAGGATGAGGTTTTTGAGTAGGTTCGTCATGCAGGAGCAGGTGATGCAGTGTTGTGAGGTTGGCGGATAACCAGTGAACGGCTTGACCAAGGGTGAACCCCGCTGCGTACACGAAGGCGATGATGGTAGCGATAGTACGGGCGATGGATTCAAGCTGCTGGCCTAGTTGTTGATCGGTCGGGATGGTGAGTTTCATTTGAGGGGTGGGAGTTGTGGTGCTGGTTTCTTGTATGTCGGTGGTGGTGGTGGGAGCGTTTCGCCCGGAAGAACCGGGCGCTGCTTGCGGATGATGGTGGTCATTTTTTGTGGGGTGTTGTGATGCCGGATTAAGGACGGCTCCGGCTGGCCGCGCAGCTTCAGGCAAAGATCAAGTCAACGAACTTCTCGGCGGCCTCTTCGCCATTGCGGTCAAACACGATCTCGATCAGTGCATCGATCATCGACTGAGGCGCATCAACTGACAGAAGCTGGCGACCGGCGTCAACTAGCTCGCTGCCTTGCAGCTGCTTGGCCTTGAGCTTGAACTGTGCGGGGAAGTCGGTGGTCATGAGTCTTGCGGGGTGGTGCGGGCTCGTGTCCCGCTTGACCCAAGTATGAAGCATCTGCCCTGCGATGCCCCGTGTTGTGTGCCAGCTATCCAAGCGGCATCACGTCAATCACCGCGCCTGGCTGCTCCGCTCCAACGCAGTATCGCTTCTCAGCATTCACAGACACCACAAGGCAGTCATCAACCAACAGCTCACCCTGCACGATTCCATCCAGCGTTGACCGAATGCACTTGTCAACGTCGTTCCGCTTCACGATGCAATGCCTAGGCGCTGTCTCACGCAACTCGCCATTCGTCTTGAAATGAGCCTTCGGTCTGCGGAACCGAAACACGATGCTTACCGCACAAGCACCACTGATCTGCTCACCTACCTGCATCGCTTCAGCAGCTACCGCAGCACGCCAAGGCTTCACCCGTTTGGATGCCTCGATCATTCGACCACCGCCAACATGCCGTTTGCTTCCTTGTGGGGCTGGTTCAATGCCGTTGACTGCTAGCTGTATCACTGCGCTGCTGCTGGGTTCCCATTCTGGCCTGAAGCGGGTAAGGTGCCGAGCGCACTCTGCATTTCGCGTCATGTCTAATGAAGTCAAGCGTGGTTCAGTTACAACACTTAAACAAATAATGCGCGAACAGAGACAAATACCAATCCGCCATATTTGGGGGCCTTGGCGCTTCCAGGACAATTTAGTCTTGGTAAATCCAGAAAATTACGAAATCGATTTAGAGCAAATCAATACAAACTCGGAGATGCTTGACTGCATATTTCAAGTCAGCCGTAAACGTCGTGATGCGTTTTGCGTCAAATCGCTAATTGAGGCGTTTCATGATATTTATTATCCGCAACATAACTGTTGCAGTTTTGGAGCAAACATGGACTTTTCGGGGTCCGAGCTTGCGGGGAAATATAAAAAAAGGCTAAAATCGCAGCGGCAAAAAACAAGATCATATTTGAAGCCTTCTTTGCGCTTCAAAATCTTGCATAGGGATCAATATAGATGCCAAGCCTGTGGAGCGTCTCCATACAACGGCGTTGAGCTGCATATTGATCACATTGTCCCCGTATCAAAAGGCGGCACCAACGAAGAGTCAAATCTTCGAGCGTTGTGCTCTGAATGCAACATTGGCCGGGGGAATCGTTATGACACCTGAGCGGCGCAAACAGCTTTTGGCTGCATTAATTAAAGACCGCGACCAAACACGCAGGTCTCGCGATCTCATCGCCGCTCAGATCGCTGCAGAGGAATCGGCGTACTGGGCAACAGGCGCTGTTTCATGGATTGACCGCGGCAAAGAAGCAGCAATCAAATCCGCTGCAAACAGCCTTATCTGTCGCAATGAAGAAACAATGAAGGCATGGTTTGATTCCGTAGACTGACCTACGCGCAAAAAAAAGCGACGGTGTGTGGCCGCCGCTTGCTTTCGACCTTTTCTCTCTCAGAATCTAACATGCCTTCCAAAGTATCCGCTAGCGGATTTGCTGCCATTCCATACAAATTGATGGATCAGGCAGACGCGCCGACCTGGGCGGTTTATGCCGTCCTGCATCGCCATGGTTGGAACTCAGAGCAGGGCTGCTGGACATCGCTGCACACGATCCACATGGAAACCGGCATCAGCCGGAAGATTGTTCAGCGTTGCCTGAAGTGGCTTAAGAAAACCGGATGGATTCAAGCCCAGCAACGGCTTGGATACACAACGGTCTATCACGTCAAAACCGACGCACCGACACCCAGGTCGAATCTGACCCAGGTCGAAAACGACCTAGGGTACCTAGGTCGAAAACGACCTACCCCCCAGGTCGAAAACGACCTACCCCCTAGGTCGAAAACGACCTACGAACAAGAACCCATAAACAAGAACCCAAGAACAAGAACCCAACGCGCAAGCGCGGAAAAGGACCCAAATCGAACGAAGAAGCTTCCGGCAGCTTCTGTGCCGCCTGACCTTGCGGACTGCTCGGAGTTGCTCGTTGAGTTCTGGGCCTGTAAAAAAGGCACGCGTTCCAGCAGCGTCCTCAAGCGCATCTGCAACAAGCTCCGCAACATGGCCGCACAGCAGCGCCAGGAGGCCGGCTTCGACGACGAGCCCACAACCAACCCAATTCTCAACGACCTTTTCTGATGTCATCCTCTGCCTTTGAACTGTCCTCGGTTCGCCAAACCTTGAGCCGAATGCTCGACACTGGACTCATAAGACTCGAAAACCTTGATGAGCCGTCGCCCGGTTTCAAAGAAAATATGAATGTCAACTGGAAAACATTCCCTAAGGGTTACCGTGGCGTCCGTCACGTCAACCTCCTGCGTGACAACACCATCACTTCAAACGACTTCTAACCACCCCATGCAACCGCTCAGCATCCGTCAAGAGCCCGTCGCACAATCTCTCTCCGACACCCTTGACCTGGCAAAAGCACAAGCCCGAGCAATTCTCGACAATGCTTTAGAAGATCAACAACCTTTCCCGGCTGATCTGCTAGCATCGTTCAACAATGATCTTTGCCGCATTCAGGCGGCACTTGAAACAGCAACATGCGTGAAGTAAAAGTTCGGTTCTCTGAATCTGACCTCGAAATTCTTGACAACCTCGCCAAAGAAAACAACACCACACGAGCAGACATCATCCGCTCAAAAGTCCACAGCTCCGGCATAGGCTCTACTGCCCTGCACTCTGTCTCCACTGCAATCCGTAGCCGTACTTTTGGCCTAACACGTCAACAGGCCGAACACGCTGCAGCCGTCGCCATCTCTACACTCGCCAATGCTTCACGCTGACCTCTACCCATCAAACATCCGAATTTCGGACATTACCGAAACCCTTGATGACTACTACACTGCTCTGTATCACTCCCTAAGCAACCCAGAAAAACCCCCAGAACTCTATACTAAAAACAAAGACACATTTCCTCTGCCCTATGAAGCCTCGGCGTCGCCACTACAAACTCAATGCTGATGTCATTGAAAAGGTGCGCTGCCTGGCAGAATATGGCGCAGCCCTTGAACACATCGCACCCGCAGTTGGCGTAAGCTACGACGCTCTTTGTATGTGGGTTCGTAATGCAAAAGGCAACGATCCCACAAATGAGGAAATCCTACTTTTACAAGCCCTCAATGAAGGTCGCGCTAAAGGCGCTCACAAATATATAAACATCATCACCAACTGCGCTCAAGACGGTGATAGCAAATCCGCTCAATGGATGCTCACGCACTCTCCCGCCTACCGTCGTCAATACTCTGACAATGCTGCAGTAACACGCGCCAAAACCGAAGGCGTTGAAGCCGCAGTCTCTGCTATCGCTGAAGCCAACCTCACACCAGAACAGGAGCGCGACATTCTCCTTCGCATTCAAGCCAAGACCGGCCAGGAGCTGATTCACGATGAAGACAGCTAATCCTGTTTTTGCCAGGCTTGCTGAACTTCAGGTAAACGTTCTAGACCACACTGCTAATTTCGACCTACCCGCCACGCTTGAGCAGATCCATGCTGACCTGCACCCTGGGCAGCTCGCTTTTGTAAGTGATAGCACCACTGAAATCCTTGGTGTCTCCGCTGGTTACGGCGCAGGTAAAACCCGTGCTCTTTGCGCCAAAGCCGTAACGCTGGCCGCGGCCAATCAAGGCTTTATCGGTACGGTGATGGAGCCGACAGGCCCATTGATTCGTGACATTTGGCAGACAGACTTCGACAACTTCCTTGACGCATACAACATTCCATACACCTTTCGAGTGTCGCCATTGCCCGAATACGTGCTCCACTTGCCAGGAGGAGATACAAAGATTCTGTGCCGTAGCTTCGAGAATTGGTCGCGCATCATTGGCCTCAACCTCGCTTGGGTGTTGGCAGATGAAATCGACACGGTGACACCATCAATCGCCACCAAGGCGTTTCCCAAAATCCTTGGTCGCCTGCGATCCGGTAATGTCCGTCAGTTTGGCGCGGCATCGACGCCAGAAGGCTTTCGCTGGATGTGGAACACGTTTGGCAGCGAAGAAGCGCTCGCGCGTCCAGATCGCAAGCTGATCAAGATGAAGACAGTGGATAACCCACATTTGCCGCCAGATTTTATTGAACGGTTGCAGGCTAACTACGACCCGAGCTTGCTCAAAGCGTATCTTGACGGTGAGTTTGTAAACCTAAACACTGGTCAGGTTTATGACAGGTTCGACCGTGCCAAGCACGTCACCACAATCAAGGATGATCAAGACCAGCCGCTACGCATTGGCATTGACTTCAACATCGGCAACATGAACGCCGTCGTAGCCATCCGCGTTCATAACAAGCTATTGTTCATCGATGAAATCGTGAAGGCTCATGACACCGATGCCTTGGCGCAAGAAATCCGCAGGAGATACCCCAGATCCTTGAAAGCTATGGGATGTCAAACCAAAGCCCGAAGGCAAATCCTCCCATCCGTGATCGCGTGGCTGCTGTTCAAGCTTTGCTGGAGAACGGGAAGGGTGAGGTCAGGATGCAAGTGGATCAAGGATGCAAAAAGCTGATCGAGTGCTTGGAGCTGCAGAGCTACAACGAGAAGGGTGAGCCTGATAAGGATGCAGGCTATGACCACATGAATGACGCTGCTGGTTATCTGGTGTGGCGAGAGTTCAACCCGCTGCAGGCTGGTGCTGGTCGTGGCACTGGGATCAGGATCTATTGAGCCAGTTGGCCAACCTGCACACAACACGGGGGAGCAGGGGTAATCTGATGCATACTTAAGGGGTCAGGGGGAGACCCCGCTACTCACAAGACTCATGGCCAACTCCCACGGACAAACAACTCTTGGTTTTAACAAGCTGGAAATTCGTCTGCTGCTTGACGCTCTGGAAGGCCAGAGCACCGTCAACCTGACGGAAGAAGGCCAAGACGCAAGAATTAAGTTGATCAAGAGAATGACTCGCAGTGAGAGCCGTTTAGTTGAACCACAATCCTGGAACGCAAACCCTTGGACTGACTGACTACTTGGCCTCCCTCGGGGGCTTTTTTATTGCCTGCCTAAACTGGCAGTACCGAACGCAGCGCCGCAGTGTACTCAGGCTATAACTTCTACGATCGCCCGCAATCGCAACGGGCTGTAACCAACGTCAATGACCCCAATACTGCTTGGTATGCCCAAGAACCACACTGGGTGCTTATCGAAGATTTGATCTCAGGCACCTACGGGATGCGTCGAAAACACCGCCGCTACTTGCCACAAGAACCGCGCGAGCTAGATGAAAGCTATGACAACCGCCTAGCACGCTCCGTCTGCCCACCGTTTTATCAACGCCTCGAACGGATGCTGGCCGGGATGCTAACGCGCAAACCTGTACGCCTCAACGACGTTACCGACACCATCCGCGAGCAACTGTTTGACGTTGACTTGCAAGGCAATGACCTGAACACTTGGACTTACGAAACCGCTCGTAAAATGATCCGCTACGGGCACGTCGGCATCCTTGTTGATGCACCATCGAATGGTGGCCGCCCATACTGGGTCAGCTACACCCCGCGAGACATCCTCGGCTTCCGCACCGAAACCGTTGACGGTGCCACGAGGCTTTCTCAGCTCAGGCTTCGTGAGACGATCATCAAGCCTTCTGACGAATCAGAGTACGGTGAAGAGCAAGTCGAACAGATTCGAGTTCTGAAGCCTGGCGAGTATCAGATTCACCAA